GTCTTTCACCGGCACCGCTGGCTCGACTGGCACTTGGCCCGCTGGCCCACAGGGCGTCGTCGTCTGGTCCGATCAGGCGTGCTACATCTTGGTTGGCGAGGGCGTGACCGCCACGACAGCCAATGGCACACCGCTCCCGGCTAACACGCCGGTCCCCTTCGTCGTACCTAGCGGCACTGGAGCGCCTTGGCGCGTCAGCGCCATACAGGTTAGCACGGGCGGCGCGCTGTACGCGAAGCCGATCAACATCCGATGAGCTTTGGCATCCCCGTCCGAAACGGTCTTGGGCTTGGCCTGCTGGCGTCTACGTCGTTGGCGACCGGGCGCATTGCGTTTGGCCCCGGTCCCACGGGCAACGGCCTCGTCTGGGGCGCTGGAAACTACCTTGTCTGGGGCACCGGCAACTTTTTGACTTGGGGTTAACACATGGCTGACATCGACCTTAAAACCCTCACGCCCGACACGTCGCTGCCGACGACGGGGTTCCTGTTTGGCGCGGACAGTCAGGCGACCGCCAGCCCGTCCGTCTACGGGGTTACAACGGCAATTACCACCATACTGGGCAACGCCGCGTCTAGCGACGTTTTGGCTTTTAATTCTGATACCATTCTTGCCCGCGATGCGGCGTACATCTTTGCCCAACGCAACGGTGTTAACAATCAAACCTTCCGCCCTTACAAAACTTACACCGACGTATCGAACTACGAGCGGTTGAATATTGGTTGGGAGAGTGCTGGGGCACTTATCTCATTTACCGCCGCAGGGACGGGGAACTCGGCCCAAACAATACGCATATTTTCAAATAGCGCGATATTAGCTATTGGTTCTTCCGGTGGGTTTACATTCGGGTCCGCTGGGGCAAACTGGTGGTCAATTCCATCATCAGGTAACTTAATTGCATCCACAGACAACATCTACGACATCGGCACAAGCAGCGCAAACCGCCCCCGCAGCGTCTACGTTGGGACTTCAATCACGCCCGGCGCAGGCGTTTTAGTCGCCAACTTGCCGACGCCATCAACAGGCATGATTGCCCGCGTCACGGACGCAAATACTCCTGTAATCGGGATGACGGTTGCCGGTGGTGGCGCTGCCTACGCACTCGTCAACTACAATGGCGCTAACTGGACAGTCATAGGGGTTTAACATGATCACGCTTACACTCACAAACGAAGAAGCCAACGCTCTCGGAGCACTTCTGGACGCAGCCGTTAAGGCTACCGGCATTCAAGGTGCGAAGGCCGCCGTTGTGCTCTTTGAAAAGCTAGAACAGGCGGCGAAGGCCGCGCAGAATGTGGAGACTTCCAATGACTGATTACGCCATTCAGGTTACCGATGGCTACGTTGTCCCGGAAGGGCCGCTGGACGCCACGCAGTACGTCAACTTCGTGATGAACCGCGCCGCCGAGAGCTATATGGCCCAGTACAAGACCGCGACCGTCAACGAGGGCATTCAGGCCGCTTGTGACGCCTACAACGCCGCGCTGCCGGTGCCGCCGGTTGAAGAGCTGGTCTGATTATTGACGCCGACGACGCCTTGTCGTAATGTCAAGCCCTAACCGTACTGGTGAGGTTCACCAGGTATCCGAAAGGACACTCAGCATATGAGCGATGAAGCTCTAGACCTACCAGCGGATGACACCGCGCCGGTTGCAGAAGCCACGGCAGCTCCTGTTCCTGTTGATACCCAGCCGGATGAATCCACGACGGAAGCCTCAAAGTCTTTCACACAGGAAGAACTTGACGCCATTGTCGGAAAGCGTCTTGCACGCGAACAGCGTAAGTGGGAACGAGAGCAGGCCCAGCGCGTTGCGGACTTTGAGGCCCGAAGGGCCGTCTCAGTCACACCGCCCGACGTTAACGATTTTGACAATGCACAGGCTTACGCGGAAGCGTTGGCGGAACGCAAAGCTCAAGAGATGTTGGCCCGGCGCGAGACAGCAAAGCAGCAAGCTCAGCTTCTGGATGTCTATCACGAAAAGGAAGAGGACGCGCGGGTCCGCTACGACGACTTCGAACAGGTCGCGTACAACCCAAACCTCCCCGTCACGGACGTGATGGCCCAGACGATCCAGTCTTCGGACAACGGCCCCGATGTCATCTACTGGCTTGGGTCCCACCCGAAGGAAGCTGGCCGTATCGCTGCCCTTCCGCCCATCCTGCAAGCGCGAGAGATCGGTCGAATTGAGGCCAAGCTGGCCGCAAGCCCTCCGGTTAAAAAGACCTCAAATGCTCCCGCGCCTATTAATCCGATTGCAAATGCCAGATCGTCTGGCAAGCAGGCTTACGATACCACCGACCCCCGCTCAGTAAAGACCATGAGCACGTCGGAGTGGATTGAAGCTGAGCGTATGCGTCAGATCAAGAAGCAGGAAGCGCAGCGCAACCGCTAGCTCTTGAAAGTGTAAAACAATGGCTAACAGCCTTCTTACCATCGACATGATCACCCGGAAGTCTCTCGAAATCCTTGAGAACAACCTGGTCATCACCCGCAACGTCAACCGCCAGTACGACGACTCGTTCGCCGTTGAAGGCGCTAAGATCGGCTCGACCCTCCGCATCCGCCTGCCCGACCGCGCTCTGGTCACGGACGGCGCTGCGCTTCAGGTTCAGGACGACAACGAGCAGTTCACGACCCTGACCGTCTCCTCGCAGAAGCACATCGGCGTGAACTTCACGTCCGCTGAGCTGACGATGCAGCTTGACGACTTTGCGGAACGTGTGCTCAAGCCGCGTATCTCGCAGCTCGCCTCCAGCATCGACGCCGATGTCGCCAACTCGTTCCTGTCGATCTACAACTCGGTTGGCACGCCCGGCACCGTCCCGTCCACTTCGCTTGTCCTGCTTCAGGCCCAGCAGAAGCTGAACGAGTTCGCCACCCCAATGTCCCCGCGCTACGCAACGGTCAACCCGGCTGCAAACGCTGGCCTTGTTGAGGGCATGAAGGGTCTCTTCAACCCGACCTCCACCATCAGCCGCCAGTTCAAAAACGGCATGATGGGCGAAGGCATCCTCGGCCTTGAAGAAGTCAACATGTCCCAGTCAATCCGTCAGTTCCAGACTGGTTCGGCCGTGCGTACCGACTCCCTCACGGTCACGTCCACCCTGTCTACGCAGGGCATCAGCACGATCTCGTTCTCTGGCGCCACCAACGCGAAGACCCTCGTCCCCGGCGATGTCTTCACGATTGCCAACGTGTACGCGGTCAACCCGCAGGTTCGTGAGTCCACTGGTTCGCTCCAGCAGTTCGTTGTGACCAACACGGTTACTTCGGCCAGCACGGCGTTTACCAGCGTCACGTTCTCTCCGGCCATCTACACCTCAACGAACGCCCTCGCGACCGTTGACTCGTTCCCCGCGTCCGGCGCTGTCGTTACCCTGCTTGGTTCGGCCAGCACCTACTACCCGCAGAACCTTGTGTACCACAAGGACGCGATCACCTTCGCCACCGCCGACCTTCTGCTCCCGCAAGGTGTCGATATGGCCTCGCGTCAGGTCCACAACGGCATCTCGCTCCGCATTGTGCGCCAGTACGACATCAACAACGACCGTATGCCTTGTCGTATTGACGTGTTGTACGGCTTCAACACAATCCGTCCGCAGATGGCCACGCGCCTCTGGGGCTAAGCTAACCCGCCCCCGGCCAACGCCGGGGGCACCTCCTTTTCTTGAAAGGCTCTTATCATGGCTCTCCCTTCTGTTGGCGGTGGCTATCAGTTTAATGATGGCAACCTGAATGAAGTTAAACTCACCGTTGCTCTTGTACCGACTACGGCAACCGACAGCGCCACGCTGACTGCTGCTCAGTTGCTCAACGGCATCATCATCGGCACACCGACGACGACGGCGGCATACACGCTGCCTTTGGCGACCGACCTCGACGCCGTGCTGACGAACTCCAAGCCTGGCTCTACGTTTGAGTTCCGCGTCATTAACACGACGACGGCGGGCGTCATCACCGTGACCACCAACACTGGCTGGTCCATCGGCAGCAGCGGCTCGCAGGGTCTCATGACCATTGCGGCTACGGCTGGCACCGTGCGCGGCTTCCGTGCGCGTAAAACTGCTGACGGTTCTTGGGCGCTCTACGCCATCTCCTAAGCAAACCGGCCCCTG